TCACGAACTTCTCACATTGGCCGGATTTCGTGCCGTTGCGAGCATCGCTTCGAGGCTTGTCGCCGCATCTCGCTGCATGTTGTCGCTGACGTGCGAGTAGCGATCGAGCGTGATCTGAATACCGCTGTGGCCGAGGCGTTCCGAGACGATCTTGGGATGGATCCCGTTCTCGAGCATGAGCGTCGCCGCGGTGTGGCGCAGATCATGGATTCGAATCGTGGGGAGTCCGGCGTCGCGGACCAAACGAGCAAACGCGCGATCAATCGGAGTACTCCGCAAGATGGCGCCGTGGCCATTGCAGAACACGAAGTCGTTGCTCTCCCACTTCTCGGACTGCAGGCGTTGTGCGACCTGGGCGGTCCGATGATGCTTGAGTGCCTCCACGTCCGCTGGCCCGATGGCTATGGATCGCCGACCACGCGCAGTCTTTGGAGCGCCGGCGATGTATTGCCCCTGCTCTCCGCGAGAGATCGTCTGGCGAACTACAACGATCCCTCGGGTAAGATCAACATCGACCCATCGCAAACCGATCAGCTCACCGATGCGCATCCCAGTTGTCAATGCAAGGCGCCAGAGCGCCCCGAATCGGTCATCTGTTGCCGAGTGCTCGATCGCCTTCGCGGCCTCTGATGCGCTCCAGGTGCGCATTTCTTCCGTGTCCATGCGTGGAGGGGTGACTGCGCGGCATGGATTGGTTGAGATCAGTTCCCACTTCACCGCGTGATTCAGAGCGGTGCGTAGTGTCGAGAAGACCGCGTTCGCCAGGGACGTTGACCGACCTGACGCAATGATTGTCGTGATCAGTCGATTCACGTCGGCCGGGCTGATGTCGCGAAGACGGCGATGTCCGAGCTGAGGAATGATCCAAGCGTCGCAGCGTGATCGCCAGGTCCGCATGGTCGATGGTTTCACAGTCGGGCGCACGAGATCCAGCCACTCTTCCAGGAAACTGGATAGAGCTTGACTCGAATCGACAACGGGCTTCCCTTCACCGTCACGGGCGATCACGAGCGCGATCTCTGCCTCGCACGCCTTTCTCGTCGTTCCGCTCACGTGCTTCTGTCGCCGTTTACCAGTGGCGGGATCGCGACTGAGCTCCACGGTTGCGTACCATGTGACGCCACGCGGTCCTTCTCTTTTTCTGATGTGGTGTCGGGTCACAGGTTTGACCTCCTGACAAATCTTGTCGAATCAGAACAGGTGTTCTAGTCTGCAATCATGTTCCGATAGCGTCAAGGAGGGGCACGAGGGGAAAGAGACATGTGAAGCTGAGGATTGTTTCGGTCGAACAAGTTTTCAACGATAGGAGGATTACGATGGAAGAGTCGAATCAGCCTCCACGCAATGTGGATATGAGCGGGTTCCAGTTTTCTGAGTCGCGTCGGGCGAAGGACAAGCGTCGTCAACTCGCGAACAAATTCGGGTTCGAGGTCGGAGATTCGGCAAAGTTTCGAGTTGAGGGAGTTGGGACCGGCAAGCAGGCCAACGCTGAAACCCGATCTCCGCATGTGAAGAAGTTCCTTCGTGACTTCGAGGCTGCCTCATGGGAGACATCGAGCGATTTCGTTCAGCCATACTCAAAGGCTGATCAAGTCGGGCCGAAGAAGTCGAAACGCAGCGATCCGGAAGCGTCAATCACTTGCCCGGCGTGTGCCGGCGCCGGATGGCACGACTGTTCGCTGTGCGATGGTGCCAAAACGGTGCCGACGAGAATCGCGAAGGGCTACCAAGACTAGGCGATTTCACAGCCGGGGCGTGCGGTGGCGCCCCGGCTTTATAATGCGTCAACGTCTCACTAACGTTGAAGGGGCTGAAAGGATCGACGCGATGGACGGTCCGCCAACACGGACATTGAGTGGAGACCACGCGCCCGGTTCAAATGACGATGTCCGCAGGTACCGGATCTGGACATCTCCGGATGGCCTAAGTGTCGCGAAGCTCGACACTCAGCGGGATGGTAGTCATGAATCTGGTGCCAAGGTGGAGATCGAAGAGGTAGATGCCGGGGACTAGATCCAGTGTGAACTCGTTTCGCTCATCCACGAATTCATTCCCTGCTACGAACGTGATCGCCTTCTCGTATACGGGCAAACGTTCCCCCAGAAAGCGCACCGTCAGCTTTTCGGTGACGGTTCCGTTGAATCGACCTGCGACGAAGCATGTGTAGAACTGGATCGTAGTTTCTTCGTTTGGTGAATTGATTCGCCGCCGATTGTGAATGGAGTAGATGTTCCGAGTGCCATGTTCGTCTCGCAGATCAATTTGATCGCAGAATAGCGCGGCAATACAGAACGGACCTCCCCAGTTTGCCTGAGACATCTACACCTTCCTTTCAATCGATTCCGCGATCCTCAACAGCACCGCCCGCTCCTGTGCTTTCAAAGCCCGTAGCATCGGGACCAGTGGTGCCAGGAGCGGATCTGGAAGCTCAGCAATCAACGCCATCAGCTCCTTGCGAAGCGGCGTGTCAGGCGCCGCGTCAGCAGGTCTATGGTCAGCAGCCACGAGCACCTCATCGACCGGGACCATCAGCGCGTGCGCAATCTGAGCGCAGACCCATGTTTCGGGCGGTGAGGTGTAGATCATCCTGGAGATGTGGCCGGATCGAATCCCCGAGGCGCGAGCAAGATCAGCTTTTGACATTGAGCGTTCTTCAAGGCGATCGATCAGCCAGCGTCCGAAAGGGATGAGATCGGATTCTGGCCTGCCGGCGCGTCCTGTGCGGGTCATCGCACTAGGCCTTCACGATCCATCATTGTCGCTAGCATCCGAACCACACCCCGTATGGGCTCTGAATTCCGATCACTCGGTATTGAAAACTGCTTGGACCGGGGTTAATGCTTACTGATACGCGCACAAATCGGCCAGGTAAAACTTCAGCAAAAGACGGCATGTATGCAGTAGTTATCAAGAATCCTCGATCGTCGTATACCAAAACGACCATAGACAAATCTCCGACGGGATTCGGTCCGTTATTCTGGATGTCCCCGGTAATCGATAAGTAGCCAAGAGGTGAGGTCTCCACTTGGATGTCACTTATCGAAGGATTTGCGGTCAAAGAGGAAACGAAGTCAGTCGCATTTTGAGGGCAGGCGGTTACCACGAAACGATCGACTTGGGGCAAGTCCTCCGCTCGAAGATTGTTGAGCCCGCTGTTGTACGCCACCCGCTTTCCGCTGGCGACGGTGAGCTGAATAGGTAATATCGTTTCGGCCCCGAGAACGTTGCCATTTACATCCACTGCCGTAACTTGAACGATGGGTGCATTTATCGTGCCTTGTCCCTCCCAGCGACCTTCAGCAACAAATTCAGGCCTTTGCACTTCATCGAGTCGCTCGGCCGACCAGTACAACAGTTTGAAGTCGGGAAAGACCTCAATCGGAACTACCCCATTGGGGAGGGGAGGAGTCGTATCGATTTGCCTGGGCTGTGATGCTGATGCAGCGACTTGAAACATGAGGCATGCTGCCAGGATGAAGGCAAGTTTCCGTTTCATTCGGTGGCTCCTATGACTCAGATCCAATCATCCCCTCGAGCAACAGCTTGATACCCAGAAGCGTTTGAGCCGGAATGTCTGAGCTTTCGAGGAGATCCACAATCTCTCTTCGAATGTCACCTACCTCGAATGGCGATTGTGGTGCGCCAGGCTCAGGAAGTGGTTCAGTGATCACTCCAGCACCTGCCAATAACTCGACTTCACTAGACCGAAGAGCGCGAGCCAACATCGATAGCCAAGGCTGAGAGATCATCGTCTTCTTTTGACTGTTCTCAAGCTGCGTGACCCAGCCGACGTCAATCTCCGGCCCCATTGCCTCTGCAACGTCCGCCTGCGTCATTCGCAGTAAGCCTCGGCGATGCCGTACCCACCGACCTAATGCAATTCCGTGATGCTCACGCTCAGTCCGTTCAGTATCCATACTCGTCATGATATCTGCGTTGCACATGTTGACAATCTGCATTAGCATCCTCTAGACTCCAGATGTCGAAGGTTGGCATTCTGTATCACGGAGTATCCGATGGCACATCCGAAAACAATGGAGCGACGCCGAACGTTCGGAATCTCTCTTGACCCTGAACTCGCCGAGCGAATTGACGTTCTCCAGCCAAAGATTGGACGACGGTCTATGTTCATTGCTGACACCTTGGAGATCGGGCTTGAACGTCGATTCGGGCCGAACTGGCGCGAAATGGCAGACCAGCTCAGGGCCCAGAAGGGCATTGAGCAGGGGGCCGTATCAGCATGATCGACCTTGACCGCCCGTTCTTCTCCGTGAAGGAAGCCGCAGAGATCCTTGGTATCGGCCATTCGACGCTTTGTGAGGCCGTACGCACCGGGAAGATCAAGGCCGTTGAGATCGGCAACACCACGGCGTCCGCTCGAATTCCCCGCACGGAGCTTTTCCCTTCGGAAGGCACCGCATCTGATCTCCGAACACGCCGGCTTCGTCGGTTGACGCTCAACGCACGCGACAAGCGAGACCTGGCGGACCGCAAAAGAGCGGAGTGGCTTGAGTACGAGCGTGAAGCCGATGAGGCGTTGCGTGAAGTCGAACATGCCCAGGCTCTTGACGAAATCGAAGCTGCTGATGAGCGCTCCAAGCGATTGCTCACCACCGGTTGACCGGTTCGGGAAGCGTTTCCCTGAACACCCTAACTGCAATCAATGGGTTGCGTATCTGCACAAGAGGGGAGGTGAGAAAGAGATGAGCAGCACACCACAGAAGGTCGTTCTGGCAGAGACCTGGGAAGAGGTATCGGACGCCACGAAGCGACTCATTTGCGAGGTCTTCGCGGCCGGTGAGGATGGCGTGTTTACCGAATCCGAAAAAGGCCGAATCGCCGTTCGAGCGATTGAAGTTCTTGAGGGCGGCGACATGCACCAGGTGTCGGTGACCAGAGCCACCGCCACGTTCAGCGTTCTGGGAACGCTCGGACACTCAGGCCCGGACAGCGAATGGTTTCTCCGGAAGGTCACGGAGATTCGCCGAGACATGTCCGGGACAGTCCCGGACACACGAAAAAGCCCCGACCCGTTGCACCGGATCGAGGCTCTTGTCACCCGCTAACGGGATTTCACACACCGGAAGGATACCACGATGGCAGAACGACATTGTACGAGTTGCGGCGCCAAGGTGACATGGGCGGTTCACGTCGACACCCGGCGGAGATCTCCGATCGATGCCGACGAGAATGAAGCGGGGAACGTTGTCTTCACGCACGACCCTGACCTGGGCGGGGATCCCGAATATCGGGTCCTCACCCAGGCCGAGTGCGCTGAGGAACTGAGCGTCGCTCGATACACCAACCACTTCATGACCTGCCCGAACGCGAAGCAGCACAAGAAGGGTGGTCGCTAATGTCCGTCTCCCCGATGCCCAACGGTCGTCGCAACTTCGCTCGCCAACTGTCTGAAACCGACCATCGTTTTCTGGCAATGAACAACGCGATCTGGGACCTGCAACAGGAAGTCGCTCGACTGCGCGAAGAGCAGGGAGACCAGAACGCGGTGTTGGCCGATCACGATGGCGCCATCACTCGCCTGGACAACGTTGCGTACGAGGCGAAGGCGACTGCCGTCAATCCAGAGCGCATTCCGGCCACGGGATCTTCAGTCGTCGAACCCGAAATGCAAGCGCGAGGCGAAGCATGGGAGCAGCTGGTCGAAGCAATCGTCGTCTACGGGTTGCAGGGCGTGACCGGCGAGGAGCTCGCTGGCGTGCTTGCTCAGGCCACGGTCGAAGCCGAGATCCGCTCCGGCATCGATATGGGCGAGCAGCAGTGATCACCATGGCGATCGCCGCCCCCTTCCTTGCCTTTGCCCTTGGTTCTTGGTACGGCCGACGTCGATGCGATCAGGAGCTCCGGGACGAGTACTCAGAGCAGTACCGGGTGGCAATGGCCGCACATCGGTTGCGCGAGTACCACCGGCTCAATGCCGAGCACAAGGCGTTCTACAAGGTTGGCCTCACTCCTCGCCCGTTTCTGGATGGGGAGATCGTGAAAGTGGGAATGAACTAATGGAAAAGCGAAATACGTCGGTCGCGGTTGTCGATCCTGGCGTTCCCGACGTCGTCCAGATTAGCGGCGTCACGTCTCCGCTGGCCTCAAGCACCGATAAGTTCGTCGGTGATTTCATGTCGCTCATGCCGGTCGCAGATGCCCTCTTCAAAGGCAACTTTGCCCCCAGCGGATGCAAGCACCCGTCCGATGTCGCGATGGTGCTCCTTACGGGGACGGAGCTCGGCCTGAGTCACGCCCAGTCACTCCGCATGATGTACATGATCAGCGGAAAGCCCGTGCTCGCCGCGGACGCAATGGCCGCGGTGGTGAAGCGCTTCTGCGCCCAGAAGGGCGGCGGATTCATCCGGGTGGTGGAAAACACCGAAGACAAGTGCACGGTTGAGTATCAGCGTCACGACGATCCCGAGGTGCGCAGCGTCACCTGGACGCTCGATGACGCGAAGCGGGCCGGACTACTCAATAACCCGACCTGGGCCAAGTATCCCGCCGACATGTGCAAGGCGCGTGCTCTGACCCGTGCAGCGCGCACCGGATGGCCGGATGTGCTTGGCGGCGTCTACGACCCGAACGAACTGATGAACCCGTTGTATCCCGAGCCTGAAACGATGCGCTCCTCCTCGACCGTCACCGTCACCCAGCCGGAAGCGCCGGTAACCGCTTCGATCGCGGCACCGAAAGCGTCCGACGACGACCCCGTCACTGACGTGGCGCTCGAACAGGTCCGGAACAAGGCAGCTGAGCGCGGGGTGATCGAAGTCGAGTTCGATCAGCTCGTCTGGCACCGCTTCAACGGCATCGACAACCCCAGTTGGATGACCACGGGACAGGCACGCGATCTGTATCGGGATCTCACGCGATTTGACGATGCAGAGATCGATCAGGTGATGGTGAGCGTCCGGCGTGCGGTCAATCAGTACCACGACCAGATGATCGCCGAGGAAGAGTCCAACCGGCTCCAGCAGAGCGGCAAGTAGCAGGAATCAGGCCGGGACATTGTCCCGGCCTGGCCCGGCCACGTCCGGGACAGGTGATGATCGAGGAGATAGCCCCGTGGATTCCACCGGAAAGCGAAACCGCACCGAGACACTCGATGGGCGAGTAGCCGACATGGCTTGCTACCTCCCTGACGAAGACGACTTCGTTGAGGGGGAATACCTTGAGGGTGAGTCGCTCGAGATTATGGCCAATGCGGTCATTGAGCACTACGACCGCTTCGAAGATCTCCGGGAAACAGAGTTTGGCAAGATCCGAGTTCGCTACCTCTGGGTAAACGGGGAGAAGAAGAGCGGCGGTCAACTTGTCTTGGGTTGGTGCCAAAAGGCCAACGGCCTCACAAAGTGGTTCACCGGCGTGGACTACGTGATTGGTATCCAGGTCGAGGCGCTGAGGCTGCACAGCTTCACAAATTGGCAGCTTGAGGCGCTTCTGTTTCATGAGCTCTGCCACATCGAGATCGAGACGGGCAAGGGCGAGATCAAACGTCGCGTTAAGGGTCACGACCAGGAGATCTTCCACGACGAAGTGACGTATTACGGACTTTGGAAGTCATCGCTCGAGCCGACGTACGAAGCTTTCAAACAAATGCCGCTCACTTCCAAGATCGCGCATGCCAACAAGAAGGCGGAAAAGTCGCTAGCGGAAATCGATCGTCTCCTGAAGAAGGACGAACCAGCTCCGGCTAATTCCTCTTCGTCACCCCTTCCCGAGGTCAAGCAATTCAGGGATTCGATGCAGCGTCTCGCAAACGAAGATGGTTTGACAGTGACGCTGTCCACTCCGAACCAGTGCGTCTCGATCGGACCAACCAGACGGGTGGTCGACGGCGAGACGTTTGAGCGAGACGAGTTCGGCCGTTACGTGAATCGCGAGACCGGTGAGTACCTCGACGTCGCCGATGTTGTGCCCCTCAAAACAGCCGGCGGACGGTAGCGGTTATGGCTTGGGTTGAGTCACATCAGGAAATTGGCAAGCATCCGAAGACCAAGCGAGCCGCTCGATTGGCCGGTGTCAGCATCCCGACCATGGTCGGTCATTTGCATATGGTCTGGCACTACGCGCTCGATTTCGCCGAGTCCGGTGATGTGACTCACCTCGAGCCGTGGCAGATCGAAGACGCCGCTATGTGGGACGGTGCTGAGGGCAAATTGCATGCGGCGCTCGTTGAATCGGGATACATCGACGTCGATGAAGAAGGCAATCGATCACTTCATCACTGGCATGACTACGCCGGCAAACTGATCGAACGGCGGCGCGTGGATTCCGAACGAAAGCGCAAGCTCTCCGCGCCAAATCCACCAAAGCGCTCAGGAACTCCTGTCGTCGTCGCCCCGGATTCCACTGGAACTCCAACGGAAATCCATCGGAACTCCGACGGAATTCCAACAGAAGCCGTACAGAGTCCGTCAGTAACCTTAACCGTTACCACTACCAGTTCAGAAGTACCTCACGGTACTTCTGGCGCTGAAGCGCCGATCGATCACCCTGACGATGGAGTTCCAGAACAGCCGACGGACGATACCGGATCCACGAAAGAGCTTCCCGAAAACGGTCCGGCGCAGCGATTGGTCGCCTGGTGGTGCCGAAAGACGGGCGTCGAGAAACCCGCGAGCTACGGCAAAGCGGTCGGCGCGGCTCGGGACCTGCATGCGGCTGGAATCACGACCCCGGCCCAAGCCGAGGAGCTGTACGAGTACTGCCTGACGATCCTCAGCGGCGGCATCACGCTAAACGCCATGCTCGCGTCGCTGGACAGCTTCTGGGCGGTAAAGAATCGGCCTCCGAGAACGCGAGCAGCGCCGATTTCTGCCTTGCCACCACCTCCCCAACCACGCCGAGAAATGGCGAAGAGCGCCGAAGAACTGCATGCACGATCGGCCAGTTTCATGGCCGGAACCCGAGGTGACACATGACCGCCCAACATGCCGCGAGTGGATTCCAGCCGATCGGACGGTCATTGGCCGCGATGCCGGACCGATTCGCCTCCTTGCGGGAGCGTGATCGTCAGCGCCGCATAGAGGTCATTGCCGAGCATGGCTGGGCCGACGACGTGAACTGCTTGCGATGTGGCGATACCGGCACCGTGCCGGCCAACGGTGGCGGCGTGTTTCTCTGCGATTGCGACATCGGCGCCGGGATCAAAGCCGTCAAGGATCGTGAGGCGAAGTGGCGCGAAATGATTCCTCGTCGCTTAGCGGACTACCGGCTCGATACATCGCCACAACCGATCATCGCGGCTGAGCTGAGTCGATGGGTGGCGAGTTCACCATGGCACCGCGGCGAGAATCTGCTGCTCTACGGTGGCATTGGGACCGGCAAAACGGGACTCGCGATCGGCGCTCTGCGAGCTGCGCACGAGGCCGGCGTTTCGACCGAATTGATCATCCTCTCGGACTGGTTGATCAAGCAGCGGCCATCAGGTGCAGGCCTCGTCGAAGAGGACCAGATGGAGATCGCGAGTCAGCCGTCGCTGCTGGTGATCGACGACATCGGCACCCAGAAGGATTCGCAGTTCACCTACGAGCGGATCTATGTGCTGATCAACCGGCGGTATCTGGCGATGAAGGCCACGATCGTCACCACCAACCACTCCGATCGCAGCGTGCTGAGTACCAGCCTGGGGGAACGCGCGACGAGCCGATTGCTTGAGCAATGTCTGCCGATCGAAGTCGAAGGCCCGGATTTCAGGGAAGCACGTTCGGGGAGTCGCTAAGGTGGCAAGCTCAATCATCCACGTCTCTGAAATGGCGAACTTTCCTGGCGCGGTCTACATCGGACGCGCCAACGGGCGCAAAGGCTTGAAGGCCAGCCCGCTTCAAAACACGTTCGTCATAGGGCGAGACGGCACACGGGAGGAGGTCATTGACGACTTCCAAACCCTCTTCACGAGCAAGGTGGAGAAGGGGTTCCCAGAAATCATCAACGCGCTCATTGATGCCCGTGGCAAGCCGCTCGCGTGCTGGTGCCGGAAGTCCACGCAGCGCGGCCCAGCCTGTCACGGCGATGTGATCCTCGAGCTGCTTGCCCAATACACCGACGAGCATCTGGTGGCCATGATCGGAGGCCGCTGACATGCCTCGCAAGCGACGTGATGTGATCGATGCCAGCGAGTACCACCAGTTTCAGACCGAGGCAGAGTTGCAGCGAGCGATCGTCAACCAGGCGAAGCTCATGCACTTCCTCGTCTACCACACGAAGTACTCGATCGGCTCTCAGCCTGGCTTCCCGGATCTGATCATCGTCGGCCACGGTGTTGTGCTTGCGGTGGAGTGCAAAGGCCCGACGGGCACGGTCTCAGACAAGCAGACCGAGTGGATCCAGAAGCTCACCGAGGCGGGGATTCCGACCTGGGTGGCATTCAGCAACCGCAAAGCGGACTTCGACACGATCGTCGAATTCCTGCAAACCAGTTTTCAGCGGTCAGTTCACGTGTCCCGGACATGACCGGGACATTCCCGGACGGTGTCCGGGGAGGGTAAAGGGATGGTACAGAATCTCAAAGACCGACTCGCCGAGAAACGAGACCATGCCGGCGACTTCCCGGCCAAACGCCGGGAAATCGCCACGCCTGACTATCCTCCATGCCTTCAATGTGGAGATCCTGCGATCCGAGGGGTGTACTGCCTGTCATGCACCGAGAAGCGTCGGGCCACCGGAATATTCAAAAAGGCACCCAGCATCGTCGAGTTCGCCGACGATGAATCGGACACCGATCGGACACAATCTGACACTTCCGATAAATTTCAGCCCGTTCCGCACCACATCTATCTCGAGCAGAAGCGCTCCGAGGCGATCGCTCAGGCCAGCAGACCCGCTCCTGCGCCCCCACGAGAGGAGCGCCCAACCGCAGCCATCGTCTCCGCTTCTGACGTTCGACCAGCACCCCAGGAGCCGAGAACCTTCAGAAATCAGCCTGCCGCAATCGCTCAGGAAGTCGACCTGAGGCGCGTCGACTCGCTTCCGGACGTTGGAGAGAAGACGGAGCAAATCAATGGGGTCCAGGTGCGGACGATTTGGTACCCAGCGATCAGCCTCGAGCGCGCGTCGGTCGTGGTTGAAGCGGTCCGACCGGCAACGATCGCGATCGGCGGCGGATCTGACGGGACTGCCAAGATCAAGGCGCATGAGATCAACATCACGGTCGCGATGATCCGCAATCAAGAGACGTGGTGTCGGTCGGGAAGAGGGTAGGGCAGTGCCGATTATCGAGATCCGGCGGTATCGCGCCAAATGCGATGGATGCGACCACATCGCAGAGTTTGACGGTCGCAGTCCGATTGATCTCCTGGAGGGCTGGCAGGTGCTTCCCGAGACCGACCGCTCCCAAGTTGGATGGCAGGGCCGCAAGGTTCTTTGTCCGACGTGTGCGAAGCCGAGTGGAGATCAGGACTAATGCCGATGTGGGTACAGCTCACCCGCCGGCCCGAAGGGGCGGCGGGTGAGGAGAGCGACTACATCGGATCGAAGGTGATCCCGCTCTTCACCAACGAGGGTGAGATGCCGCTGAACGTGAAGCGGCAAACGATCGGATTGCTGGTGCGACCAGGGAAACGAGCGCTGGTCGTCTGGTATCACCCGCTGACTGACCTTCTGTCCGGGCCGATTGATGTCCCGGACAGTCCCGGACAGGTGTCCGAAGGGGAGCAAGTTCAATGATCGACTTCGAAGCGCTATCCAGAGCGGTTGAGGGGATCTACGCGATGCACGGTCGTCTTCGCGAGTACGCCCATATTGAGCGTGTCGCAGCTATGACGAGGGTATCAGGTGATCGCGCAACGGCTTATCTGCACGACGTGGTTGAGGATGGACTGCTCACGCTCCCCATGGTTCGGACGACTCTGTACACCGTTGGTGCAGTTGATGACTCGGCGAATTCGGTCTTACGGGCAGTAGCAACTCTGACGAGGAGACCATTCGAGTCATATCGCGAGTACATCGACCGAATTGTCGCCTCTGACGACCGCACCGCGATGAGGGTGAAGCAATTGGATCTCTTCGACCATCTGAGCCCTTACACCCGGCACACACTGGAGCGTGAAAAAGCCGAGCGGTACGTCGGCGCGCTCGAATTGTTGGTCAAAGCGAGTCTGCCTTGGATAGATCCCGACGTGTCCGGGACAGCTCAGAGTAGGTGAACACAGGAGGTGAACGGCCGTGGCGAATAAACGCAGAAGCGGCGCCCGTGCTGAACGCCTGGCGCTGATCGCCGATGATCTCGCGCTCGACATGACCGTCAGACAGATTGCGGCAAAATACGACATCTCACCGACCCAGGCGCATAAGGATATTCGCGAGATCAAGGCCGATTGGCTCGCATCTCGCAATGAAGCGGTTGAACAGGCGCGCGCCCAACACAGCGCGCGCCTGGCGCGCTATATCCGCGAGATGTGGGATGCGTGGTTCGCGTCGAAAGGCGTGCAGATCTCCACGACGGAACGCCAGAAGCCGGGGCCACCGGTGTTTGAGTCGCCGGGGCCAGGACTCGTGCCAGGTGGATTCATTGCGCCCGATGTTGAAACGCAGGGATCACCGATCACCACGTCAATCATCAAAGAGTCATCGATTAGCCACGGCGACCCGAAGTACGCCGAACGCATCGCTGATGCTTACGATCAGCTCGCAAAGATCAATGGGCTCTATGCCGCCAAAGAGATCCACCTCAACGTGACGCGCTACCTCGAAGGGGTCGCTGAAGAGTTAGGCATCGATCCATCCGATCTTCTCGAGCAAGCTGAAGAGGTCGCTGAAACGGCTTGGAAACAATCTGGGGCGACGAGCGGGCGATGACAAACAAGCCGAAGATCACGATGGAGCTGGCCCAGGCGATCGCAGCAGCGACCCGGGCAAAGGTGCGCCTGGCGAGAGAGGCCGACCCCTGGAAACAGATGGCGCGGCACACCGGATGGGTGGATGCCGGTGGAGACGTGCAGGTCTGGAAGTCTCAGCTCGCTCCTCCTGGTGATTGGTCGCTCTGGTTGTTGATGGCAGGCCGCGGCTTCGGAAAGACCCGTGTGGGCGCGGAATGGGTGCGTCAGGAGGCGATGAGTGGCTCAGAGGGCATGATCATCAGTTTGGTCGGTCCGACGGCTGCTGACGTTCGTGACGTGATGATCGAAGGGGAGAGCGGCATTCTCGCCTGCTGCGAGCGGTACAAGTTCAAAGCCCAGTACCAGCCATCCCGCCGGCGCATCGTGTTTGGGCATGGAGTGATCGCCAGAACCTACTCAGCCGACGAGCCGGATCGCTTGCGCGGATCTCAGTGCCATCGCGCCTGGTCGGACGAAGTCGGCGCATGGCGTTATGCCGATGCCTGGGATCAGCTGCAGTTCACGAACCGCTTGCCGATGAAAGACGGCACCAGAGTCAAGCAGGTGGTTACGACCACGCCGCGGCCAACAAAGGTGGTCCGAAAGATCCTCGCACGCAAAGGCCTGATCATCACCCGCGGCTCAAGCTATGAGAACCGCGGGAATCTCACGGACGAATGGTTCGAGGAGGTGATCAAGCCATACGAGGGCACCCGCCTCGGTCGCCAGGAGATTGAGGGCGAGCTGCTGGATGCGCTCGAGGGGGCGCTCTGGACACATGAGCAGCTCGATGCGTTGCGGGTGGAATTTGACGAAAAGCGTGTGTACCGGCGCATCGTCGTTGCGATCGATCCGCCGGCAGGGGATGACTCGAGGGCAGCCGAATGCGGAATCATCGTGGCCGGCACTGGCGCGGATGGTCACGGCTATGTGATCGCCGATCGGAGCTTGCGCGGTTCGCCGGCGGAGTGGGCCGCGGCCGCGTGGGCGGCGGCTGCAGAGTTCGATGCCGATGCCCTGGTGTATGAGACCAACATGGGTGGAGCGATGGTTCGCCACACCCTGCAAACGGCGCGGCCGCAAGGCGGCAAGCCTCGGCGGATGATCGGAGTCACGGCGACCCGCGGGAAGCTCCTGCGAGCTGAGCCCGTGTCCGCGCTCTACGAGCAGGGGCGAGTGCATCACGTCGGAACGTTCGGAAAACTCGAAGACCAGATGTGCACCTATTTGCCTGAAGAGCAGGCGAAGCGGCGCAAAGAAGAGACTGGAGAAGGGCAGTCGAGTCCTGACCGGCTCGATGCTGGGGTGTATGCCATATCGAATCTGATGATCGGTCAGGCAACCGGGTACACGGTCTAGGCGAATAAAGCACACTATACGATGCTATCCTGTCATAATTGACGGCGACAGGAGGTTCTCCCCGTGAGCGACATTACCTTTCTCATCGATGCTCTGATGGCGCGGATGGAAACCTATCAAAAAGCTCAGAAGTATTACGACGGCGAGCATCGACCAGTCTTTGCCACGAACCAGTATCAAAGCGCCTTTGGCAAGTACCTCGATCAATTCACCTACAACCGGTGTCGCACGATTGTTGACGCCCACACAGACCGACTCAAGATCGTCGGGTTCGCTGACTCAGCGGGGGTGCAGGCGATCGCCGATCGCGCGGCCGAGGTCTGGCAGCGCAACCGGATGGAGCGCTATCAGATCGAGATTGAAACTGAGGCTCTGGTGCTTGGGGCCGCGTTCGCCATCGTCTGGCCCGACGAGGATGGCTTCCCGCGGATCTACCCGCAGCGCGGAGACCGCATGATGATCCGCTGGGATGACAACGATCCCCGCAAAATCGCGGTAGCGGCCAAAGTCTGGCAGCCCACGCCGGCAGCTGGGCAAAAGGCCTATTGGCACCTGAACCTTTACTACCCCGATCACCTCGAGAAGTACATCGCCAAGAATTCTGGTCCGGAGCTGAAGTCGAAGCCTGGCGGATGGAATGTTCGTGTCGATGACGGAGATCCGCTCGAGGACCAGCTCAGATATCCCTGGGGCGAAGGAATGCCGGTATTCCCCTTCCTGAATCGCGCGCGCCTGGGCGGTTGGGGTATCAGCGAGCTCGCCGATCTGATTCCGCTGCAGAACATGCTGAACAAGAGCCTGGTGGACATGGCCGTCGCCGGCGAGTTCACCAGCTTCCCGCAGCGCTGGGCAGTCGGAATGAACCCGCTTTACAACGAGGAGACGGGCAAGTTCGAGGCCCCGTTTGAATCCGGGCCGAACAAGGTCTGGATGGCACCAGGAGAAGCCGGTGGCGTCGAGCCCGGTTTCGGTCAGTTCGATCCGGGAGACATATCGCAGTACACGCAGCAGCAGGAGAGCCTCGATCGACAGATGGCAAGGGTGTCCGCCGTGCCGGCGCATTACCTGGGCATGGCGGGCGAGTTCCCGAGCGGAGAGAGCCTGAAGACGGCGGAGTCTCCCTTCACCCGTAAGCTCGAGAAGCTGCAGACGGCGCGCGGGAACGACTGGATCGACCTCATGCACTTCTCTCTTCGCCTCAGCGGGATGGCGCTTGAGGATGTGGAGCTCGAGGCGATCTGGGAACCAGCCGAACCGCGATCTGATATCGACTTCTGGAATACGGCCACGCTCAAGATCAACGCCGGCGTGCCGGAAGAGCAGATCTGGGAAGAGGCTGGCTACACGGTCGAACAGATTGAAGAGTGGAAAGCCGAGCAGGAGAAGCAGGAGAAGGAGATGGCCCGCCAGATGCAACGGGCCTTGAACAGTCAGCCTCCGGACGACGAGGAAGGGGTGTCCGGGACTGACCCGGACAGTCCCGGACAGGTTGAATGACCGATTCCGAGCGCTTCGAGGCTCGCGTAACCAAGGCGGTCCGGAAGTACCGTCGCGATCTCATTGATCGCGATAAAGCAGCACAAAAACGCTTCGCACTGCAGCTGAGAGAGGCGCATCAGGCGTTGCTCAAGGAGCTCGAAGCGGCCCGGACAGCGGTTGAGATGTCCCGGACACGTGGCGCCAATGAGAACACCTTCCGACTTCAGCGCGCCCTGGACATGGCTCAGCAGGCTGAGACCCTGCTGAAGCAGTACGCGCAGAACGGAACCTCCTACATCGCCCAGGAGCAGGCGGCGGTATCCAAGGTTGCGTACCAGGCCGCGCAAGAGTTTCTCGATACTACCAACCCGCCGCCTCCGAACTTCCCGAACGCGAGTAGCTTCATGACCTTCCCGACCGAGGCGCTTGAGACGATCACGGCCGCGACCACGACAGGCCCGGTCGCTGAGCTGCTGAATCGTTATGGAGCCGATGCAGCGAAGGAGGCCGGGCGGATCCTCACGCAAGCGATTGTCCTGGGGACGCATTCCGATGTGATCGGCCGGCAGCTGAGTGATGCCTTAGCGGTCCCGCTCTGGAAAGGTGCGCAGATCGCTCGCACCGAGATCAACCGGGCGTACCAGGAATCGTTGCGAGAGACGTGGAGGCAGAACAAGCACATTACGCCGAAGTGGATCTGGCGCTCAGGCCGCACCTCGAGCACATGCGCGGTGTGCTGGGCAATGGATGGCACCGAGCACGACGTAGAGGAGCCGATGGGATCACACCCCTCATGTCGATGTTCGATGGTTCCGGCATCGGTCTCCTGGGATGATCTGGCGGCTCAGTTTGGCATCGAGATGCCGGCGGGCGATTTCGATCCGCCAAAGGAGCTGACCGGGCCGGAGGCGTTCGCTCAGTTGCCAGAAGCTGACCAGCGGGCCGTATTGGGGCCTGGGAAGTTCCGGGCATTCAGCGCGGGCGATATCAAGCTCGAGGACCTGGTGCGGGAGCGGAGATCTGACGACTGGGGAATGAATCGGAGCGAGGGCAGTCTGCAGCGGGCCACGGACCTCGGTAGAGAACGCAATGACCTGGCAATTGCCTCACTCCCAAAGCGCAACTGGGAGGTGCCAAGCCAACGCAAAGTAGTCGGTCCGAGCGTTCAGAACGTGATTGGAGCGGATTCAAACATCGTAAGGATGGGAGATCACGCGTGGACATCGATCCAGCCTCCTCCGCCTGGCATTCCAACAAACCCCGCAGGAGACGCGACGAAAGGGAAGATCGGCCAGCACTACTCAGCGCGGAAGTACGTTGACAATCTGGATCGCTTTCTAAGCGACTGGAAGTGGCAAGGGTTTACCCCAGGAGACAGTCAAGCCAGAAGAAAGAGAGGAGAGGACTCGTGGGAGTTCTATTCTCCGACGGAAACCAATATGTGGCTCGTTGTTGTGATCAATCGGCGCTCAAATGGAGAGCATTTTATCAAGACCGCATATCTCACATCGGCCCAAAAAGTTGAAGAAAGGGTTAAGTCGCGTTCTCTTAGGGGAAGATGATCTAGCCGTCGCCCGGGCGGTACTCCGGGGGTTTCCGCCGGTCAAAGGCGGCGTAGGCACCATTACTCACTACCTCGACGGCTATCTCAACATCAATAGTACCACTAATGTCAAGCAATCCTCGCAAACGAACAGCTTGACGCATCCCTATTTCGTGCTCATAATCACATCCAACGGTGCGGATGCGGCATTAGCGCGGGGAGTGATTCCCCACCTGGAGTGATTCCGGGGCGTGTCGTGGAGGCGCGGGGAGTGATTCCCCAACCGGTCGAATCCCAAGGAGCCTGAAAACCCAATGACGAAGCTACTGCACGGCGTGTCTCCGGAAGAGTTGTCCGCGTTCATAGCCAGGTACGGCGTTCCCCCTGTCATTTCAGGTGGATCACCAGGCGAAGGCGGAGAAGGTGGCGAGGGAGCCGGCGACGGTGATGGTGGCGGAGATGAGGGGAGCCAGGACGATGCCGCGGCGAAGGCGCTGAAGGCGGAACGCAAACGCGCTGAAGACGCTGAAAAGCGCCTCAAGGCCATTGAGGATCGCGATAAGTCCGAACTGCAGAAGGCGACTGAGCGGGCGGAGAAAGCCGAACGCGATGCCGCGGAAGCAAGTGCTCGAGCTCGGGACCTCACCGCAAAGGACCTTGTCCAAGCGGCGGCGACTGAGGCGGGTGGCAAACGGCCAGGAGCGATTTACGAGCTGGTGAAGAGCAAGCTCGACTTCAACGACAAGGGTGAGATCACGAACGTGAAGGACGTGATTGCCCAGGCGAAGAAGGACGTTCCTGAGCTCTTCGGTATCAGCACTCAGGGAAACCCTGGGAATGGATCGGGCGACAAGAGCTCGCCGGTAGACATGAATGCACTGCTTCGGGGAAGCCGGAGCAGGTAATTGGCCGGTGATGTTTGCCGGCTGAGGAAGGACCCGCAGTCGTGGCGAGCATTGAGCGGAGTGGCGCTTCTGCGCTGATCCCTGAAGAAGTCTCCAATATCATCCTCAAGGACGTTCAGAACAAGAGCGCTGCGATGTCGCTCTTCCGGCGCCTCCCGATGGGCACCAATCAGACCCGGCTTCGCATCCTGGCCGCACTTCCGCAGGCGTACTGGGTTGACGGAGATACCGGGCTTAAGCAGACCACCAGCATCGCTTGGGACAACAAGTTCCTTGTTGCTGAGGAGCTCGCCGCTATCGTTCCGATTCCGGAAGCGCTACTCGATGACGTGGACTACGACGTTTGGGGTGCGGTTCAGCCTCTTCTTTCCGATGCCATCGCTATCGCGCTCGATGCGGCAGTTTTCTTCGAGACCAACAAGCCAGCGTCATTCCCAACCGGCATCGTGGCGGGAGCCGTTGCGGCTTCGCACGTGGTGGTTCGTGGCACGGCCGCTGCAGATGCTGGTGGCGTTCCCGCCGACATCAGCAACGCCTTCTCGAAAGTAGAAGAGGACGGCTTCGCTGTTTCTGGCATCGTGGCAAACCAGCGATATAAGGGCCTCCTTCGCAATGCTCGAGACGGTGAAGGTCGGCAGCTCAACGAGGTCAACTCCTCGCAAGCCTATGGCGTCGGCATCGATTACGCGATGGAAGGGCAGTGGCCGACCGGGACCAGCCAGCCAGAGTTCATTGCTGGCGACTTCTCACACGGAATCCTGGGCGTTCGCACTGACGTGACCTACAAGCTGCTCGATCAGGCGGCGCTCTTCAACCCGGACGGCACGGTTCAGTACAACCTCCCACAGCAGGACATGGTCGCTCTGCGCGTGATGGCGCGGTTTGGCTTCCAGACCGACAACACCATCAACCGGACCAAGCCAACTAAGACCGATGCGACCCGCTACCCGTGGGCCGTCATCAACTCGCCGGCCGGATAAGTCCTGGCTGAAGAAGACCGTGAGCGCGGGCCGCGTCTGAGTGGCCCGCAGCCTCCAGGAGGATTCCATCGTGGGTAACGAGTTCCCAATCACGCGATCATTCTCTGTCCCTGTCGGCGCCGTTGCCACGGCGAGCTCTGCGAGTGTTGGGGTGGTGCGTGCTCCCTTTGCGGGCAAAGTGACGAGCGTCAACTACGCTCCGATCGCCGGCATTACCGGGGCCAACGGCAGCACGCGCGAGTACAAGTTGGTCAATAAAGGTGCCAGCGGCTCAGGCACAACGGAGATCGCAACGCTGATCATGATCAGCGGCGTCAACGCCACGGCCTTTGATGAGAAGCCAATTACGCTCTCCGCGACGCCTGCCAATCTCGTCGTTGCAGAAGGCGACATCCTCGCCTGGGTCTCCAATCACCAGTCTTCTGGCCTTGCTGATCCTGGCGGATTACTGACGATCGCCATCGAGCGCACCTACTAATGGTCACCGAGCACGGCGGCGAGCTGATCATCGAAACGCCAGAAGGCGCGCGCTACGGGGTGAGAGATCTCCCCAAGGCGCTCCGCAATCATCCTGGCGCGAAGGTGATCAGCTACGCCGACGGACGCCCGTACGAGGCCAAACAAGCGCCCCCTAAGCGGGAACGCACGGCCTCCCCTCGACCACCACGGCGACGGAATCCCGCCCCGGACGCTGTCCGGGACACGTCCGGGCCAGTCCCGGACAACTCTGATGCGGATCATGGCACTGGATAAAGAGGCGGCGATCGCCTTGCTCAGCCGTGAGGTGCCGGTTTCGGCCGAGCCGGTTCTCAGCGAAGAGGACCTCGAAGACCTGGTGGCATTGATGGCCATTCAAGATCCGGACGGCCGAGCGCCGGCAGATGAGGCATGGGAGCCAACGTACAGCCGTGCTCGGCTCCCCTATGCCGCGGCTGATGCGTTTGAGCGCAAGGCTGGCCGGGTGGCCAATCTCGCTTCAACCGTCGTGCCGTTCCAAGGCACCTTCAGCGCCGGGGAGCTGCACAAGCAGTTCCTCACGATGGCTCGCCGCTATCGAGCGAAGTGCTACGGAACGGCCACGGTCAGAGGAGGCAACTAATGGTTGTTGGCCTTCCTGACTGGTTGCTTTCACAGGCGCGATCGTCGCTCGAGTTGCTGTTCGATCGGGATTGCACGGTGCTTCGGCCGACCAGCGTCAGCAATGGCGCTGGCGGCTCCGTGAAAACGGACGTTGTAGCCGGCACCTACCGATGCGCGATTAGCCCGGTGCGCGGTCGCCAGGCAGAAGCGCTGGCCGCACGCGGCGTGATCGTGACCACCGCGGATCAGCAGGTATCGCTTCCGCTCGAAGCAGATATCCAGGCAACGGATCTGCTCGAGATCGACAACGTTCGCTTCACTGTCGTGAACGTCTCAATGCCGGCGAGCATCGAGTTCACGAAGACCGTCATCGCTCGGCGAGCGGGGTAGGGCAATGGCGCAGGCACCGGTTCGCATCACCGCCAAGATCAACAACTTCCCCAGGATCGCCAAGCGCTTCGAGCCGGCGGTTCAGGCGGGATTAGTGAAGGCGGCGGCTGACAACCTGCGATTGAGTAATCCACTCACACCGTTCCGGAAGGGGCACCTTCGCAACACCGCACAGATGCGGGTAGAGCGCCTGCACACGCGGGTGTACTGGATGGCGCCCTATGCGCCGTATCAGGAATTCGGAACCAGGCGGGGCATTCGACCGAAAGAGTTCGCTCAGCGCGGGCACGCTCAGGCAAGCCGAGGCCTCATTGCGTTCATGGGCGCACTTGAGAGGCAACTCTGATGTTCGGATCACTTGCAGCTGAGCAATGGATCTTCCAAACCCTCGCCCAGGTCACTGAGCTGGAAGACCTGGTCGGGGAAGAGATCCATTCGCCGTACGCCCCTCAGGGCATCGTCGGGCCGTTTGCCGTCTTCTACCGAACCAGCGCGGAAGACTCCACGGCCATCGGTGTTGGCATCGAGGTCGGGATGCAACGCCTGGTCTACACCGTCGCGGTCGTAGCAGAAGGCAATGACAAGTTCGCGCTACTCGAGGCGATAACCGCCGCACACCAGGCGCTTCATGGGCAAGCAGCCGATCACCAGCTCACCGATGCGGAAGATGCTGAGTACGGGTCCTTCCACATCACCTGTCACCGCATTGGGGAGTTGCCCAATGACGACGTTGCAGCTCCCGATGGTGGCGTCGCGTACGTGACGCTCGGTGGTCTGTATGAGCTCGAGGTAACCGCGGCGGAGTAAGCCGCCAGAGAGGGAATAACCGTGGCTACAGGACGCAAGAATCAGCAGCTTTGGTTCGGCCGAGAGGCCGTCGCCGGCGTGGCTGACGAGGACGCGATGATCCGCTTTGGCGGCATCGATGGCCATCCAACGTATGTGACGACGCAGACGAAGTTCAGTTCGGCCGGATCCCGGGTGACTGACGCCATCATCCCTGGTACGGAGATGGGCGGGCTCACTATCAACTCCATTCAGGACTACAACGCCCTGACCGCCGTGTTCGATTCGGTACTCGGGGTGTCGACTCCGACCACTCCTGACGGTGCGACACTGGCCCGATCGCGCAAATGGAACCTCTACGCGACCGGCGCGATCACTCCTGAAACGTGGACAGTTGTTTACGGTAACGCCAGTCAGGCACTGAAGCTCCTTTACGGTGTGTTCAATAGCTTTGGACTCACCATCAATCGCGGCACCCTAGGCTTCACCACCAGCTTCCTTGCCCGTATGGCGTCCACTGGGGCGACGTTGCCATCGTCCGGCACGACCTTCGTTCCGGCGGCGCCGATCCCGGCCCGGTCGTACAGCGTCTACTCAGACGCCGCGTGGGCTGATCTCGGCGACACGAAGCTGCTCAATGTGTATGACATGGGGCTCACGTTCCCTGAGCGTTGGGCCCCTGACTGGCCGATCAACGCCGCTAACGCCAGCTTCGATTCGATCATCGAGACCGAGAACACCGAGCACACCATGAGCATGCAGATCGGCATGAGCGCCGGCATGGTCACTGAGCTCGGTGCCTGGACAGCCGGTACACGGAAGTATTTCCGGATCGAAAGTGTCGGCGGGCTGATCGAGGCTGGCCAGAACTACGAGCTGCTTATTGACCTCTCTACCAGCATCGTCATGCCCGGGGAGTTCACCACGGCGCCGATGTCGCCAACGTGGGTGCTTCCGTTCACCTATGAGTTGGTCCCGGATCCGGTGACCCTCAAGGTGGCCGAGATCACGCTGATCAACGCGGTCGCCGTCTAATCCGGCCGATTGAACGCACGTGCGGGCGGCGATTGTGGCCGTCCGCACGTGCCAAGGAGTAGCACAACGTGGCAAAGAATCTCGGAGCAGTACTCGGCGGAATCGCGATTACTCGGGACATTGACCTCGGGTACGGTGAAACGTTTGAGGCGACGTTCGATCCAACCTCTCTGCCTTCGGACAATGAAGGCATTTACGAGGCCGGAGACCTTGACGAGGTCGCCGTAATTATCTGCACGGTCATCAAGCGTTGGGAGTTGGTCGGGCCGGTGCCATTCTCGGATATCGGCAAGTTGAAATCGGGCGAACTGGTGGCAGCTGGCGCTCCGATCCCGCTCGATCCGGCAATTCTGATCAAGATGCCCCCTGTCTTCATTGCCAGTGTTCTCCGCGGGCTGGTATCGGCCAGCTTCCCAAAAGGTCCGACCCGGACACCGGAGAGCGCGGAGACGCCGAACGCATAGCCGCAGCGTGGTCAATGTGGGGCGTCTACGTTTCCGAGCTTGAGGACGGTCGGGCAGATCCCCTCCCTGAATACGTTGGGTGGTTCGCGGTCGCCAACAAGCTCGGAATCCCGGTTACCGAGATAGGAACCGTTCACCCGTACTGGATTCGGATAGCCAGCGTGATGCTCGAAGCCGAAGCGATCAAGGCCGATCAGGACGCCGCGAAATCGAGGGCATAAACAATGGCTGTAACTGCAGCGAGTCTAATGACCGAGTTTGGCGCTACTGGCGCTGACTCCGTCATTCGAGACATCAGGAATGTCAGTGGAGAGGTCGGCAAGGCTGCGAAGTCGGGCGGGCTGTTCTCGACTGCCATGGGCACTGCAGCCGGCTTTATCACGGCCAATCTCTTCACAGCGGCGGCCGGACAGGTTGCTGGTCTTGGCCGCAACCTGATCAGCGTCAGTGCCCAGGCAGAGACGCTCGGTCTCGCCCTCGAGACGGCCGCTGGTGATCGCGCCAAGCAGCTCTACGCAGATCTTCAGGAGTTCGCCAAGCTCACCCCGTTTGAGTTCCCGGAGCTCGTACAATCGGCGATCGTCCTCGAGAACTTCGGCATCAAGTCGAACGAAGTGATCAAGGGCGTCGGACGCAACTGGACCGAGGTCATCGGCGACACCGCGTCTGCGATGGGCAAGAGCTACGACGAGGTGACGCAAGCGGTCACCGATGCCGTGATGGGCGAAGGCGAGCGACTGAAGGAGCTCGGCATTCGATCGACCATCGAAGGCGACAAGATCAAATACACCTACATGAAGAACGGCAAGGAAATGACCGCCTTCGCCGATCGCAATAGCCAGGAGATGATCGCGGCCACCGTTGCCGGGATCTGGAATGACAAATACGAAGGTGCGATGGAAAAGCAGTCGCGTTCATTCGCCGGCAAGTTGGCGACGCTGAACGACAACTGGTCAATGACCATGCAGCGCCTCGGTGAAGACTTCTTTGATTTCACCAAAGTCGGACTCACGCACGCCAATCTCTTTTTCGATCGTTTCAATGTCGGCCTCGATCGTGGCATGAATCCATTCCAGGCGGGCGCTCGAGCGCTGAAGTTCACCCTTCAGGACATCTTCGGCAAAGGCCCCGTTAACAAGATCTGGTCGGGCATGGAGGGCATGTTTGGCATGCTCGAAACCGGCGGGCGATCCCTCTTCAATGTGGCCGGCGGGCTGAAGAACATCTCCTTCGGCATTGGCGCAGCCTTCCTGGAAGGCGATCGCCAACAGTTCTTCCGACAGTTGCCAGGCTGGTTGCAATCGAGCGCCCAATACGCCGGCACGGTGGCCGAGGGCTTCGGAGACATCTACCGAGCGTTCCGTGAGAACGGTATTGGCGGCGCGTGGGATGCCCTCACCGGTGGGGAGGGGCGGCAAATTGCCAACGCGACGGTTGATCTGGTAGTCGATGCGGTTCCGCGTCTTGGTAATTGGCTCTGGGACAAGGGCACTGATCTGGCAACGTGGCTTCTCAGCAAGATCGGCATGACCAACACCACATCGACCTATCTGGGCGGTGGGATGTTCTCAGAGTCCACGTCGATTGTCAGTCTGCCAGAAGCCATCGGCGTAACGATGGATGCAGCTGCACGGTTCGGGGAGTGGATCTGGGGAACGGTTGGCTCAGCCTCGGAGTGGATATCAGACACGATCGGCACGGTTGAAGATGTCATCGTTGATGCCATCCTGAAGATCCGGCCATCGCTTGCAGAAGAGGACGGAGACAACGGCATCTCCGTTGTCATCGGCAATCTCCTGGACGATCTGATCAAGGCTAAGCCGATCGAGCTTAGCCCAGAGATCAAGATGGGCATCGGCAACATCGGATTCAGCGCAGGTGAGAAGACGGGCGAGTTTCTCCGCGAGCTGGATTGGGACACGTTCCTCAAGATGGCCCCCTTCCTCAACCCCATGTCATTGGGCGGGCTGGTTTCAGGCTGGGCAACGACCAAGATCGGCCCAGCGATCATGCAGGGCATCTCGAGAGGTGTTTCAGGGTTCGCAAAGGGCCTCGGAGCGGGTGCGTTCGGTTTCGGCGAGGTCTTCGCTGGTCAATGGCAACGCGACCAGGGCATGGGGATGGATACCACCACCGACTCATGGACTGAGTTGATCATTGGCTGGCTCGAGGACGGCACCGCAGGACTCACAGGCAAGCTCAATGAGTGGGGCGACGGAGTTTGGACATCAATCACCGACGTTCTGAGTGGCATCTGGGATGCCGCCACGAATCCATTTGATGGGTTGGGGGACAAGCTCGCCGGCTGGATCGATGACCAATTCCAGGCGGCGATCGACAAACTTCCTGGATTGCCGGGATTTGGAGCATTCAAAACCGCTTACAACCTCATTCCGTGGCTCGATGATATCAATCTCGGTGACGACCCGAACGACCCCGAACAAGTTGGCGTTCCGCCCCTCGCTCGAGGCGGCGCAGGCGGCGGGATGCGGAACAAGCTCATGCCGATGGCGAAGAGTCTCCCTATGACGCTCGACCTCGACGTGAGTGATGCGATTGCCAAGCTGGCCGCGCTCGGAGGCAGCGGCACGCCGGCGAAGGGCACGCTGGGCGATGCCAACGCCTTCAAGGCGGTCTTCGACCTCGACACCGATCGCGCGGCCGACAAAAAGAACGACGCGTTCGATTGGGGGAAGACGTGGGCTGACGAAACCTTCCAGTCGATCTTCGCGATCGATAACGGCCCAGCGGCGCTGAAGTACACCGATGCGTTCACCTGGGGCGAAGCGTGGGCAGGCACCACGTTCACCGCGAGGTTCAGCGTCGATCTCGGGCCGCTCGAAGCGGCGAAGATTCGTGTTGCCGAAATCGCCGGCGAAATCAGTGACTTGCTTCCGAGATCCCCAGCCAAGCGTGGCCCTTTGGCGCGCCCGATCAAATTCGACTACATCGGCGATGCGTTGAAGTCAGCGATGCGTGGCATGGCCCGTGATGCTGAGGCAGGCATGGCCATGCTGTCCGGGACACTGTCCGGGCCTGTCCCGGCCATGTCCGGGGGCGGTCGATCGAAGCCGGACTCCGTCACGAACATCAACATCATCACCCTCCCGACCGATGAATGGCTCGCCGTCACAGCGGCGGTCGAACGCGGCGAGAACATCGATCGGAATCTCGCTCGCGAGCTCGCTGTAAGGGCGGCAAGGGTGGTGAAGTAATGGCTTCCATCGTCTGGATCGGTCGCAATCCATCAAGCCCGGATCCTGAGTTCGCCGCCCTCTCCGGTGGCAACATGCTTGGCTATGTGCCGGTCGCTTCCACGACGCAGCACCTTTGGGCCGTTGAATTCCGATACCGCGCTGGCCGAAGCACTGGCAGCAATGCCACCGCGCGAGCGGCGCTCTACCGCATGGTGAGCGGCGTAGCCTCCGGTCAGCTCGGATACAGCGAAGCGGCAACCCTGGCCACGGCAATGACCACCGCCGGTGGCGGCGAGTGGATCACCAGTCCAGTCTCCGTGGTTGGCGGTGAAGCTGGCGGCGCCATCCCGATCACGAGCGGCACGCAACCGCTTTTGTCGCTGCTGGTTACCGGAGCAAGCGCCAGCCTTGGCATGATCAGTGCGGCAGGCATCTCGCCCGCACCGCACAACACGTCGTTCTACTGGCGGGCCGGACTTTCTCAGCCGCCGCCGGATCCCTATGGTTCACCGTCCATCTCCAACGAAGGCCATCTCACCCTCGGCCTGCTCTGTTGGACAAACGATCCGCCGGTCATTTGCAGCAGCCGTACCCCGGGCAATGCGAATTCGGGGACCCCGCAATCGATCCAGACACAGGCGCCATCGTTCGACGGCGATCACCGCGATCGCAACGGGCCGTGGGGAACTGGCAACAGTGGGTACGACGCCGGCGACTACATGAGTCAGTACCGGATTCAGCTGCAGCAGCGGGTGTCGGGCAACTGGACAACGATCTGGCAACCGACCTTCACGGCTACGCCGGAAGAGCGTGCCAGCAATCACTTCTCCGCGACCTATCCGGGCACCCTCACGCGCGGAGAAAACTTCCGGTGGCGTGTCCAGACCGCTGATCACTTTGGTGCCTGGTGGGACTGGTCGACGGACTCAGCGTGGCTCTATTTCATCGTGTCGGCCCTTGGCACGGTCACACTCAATGGGGCTCCGACAGGGAAGGTTGAAGACAACACCCCGGACTTCGCCTTCTCCTGGGCGCACGCCACGCCGCTCTCGACCGAGAGCGTGCAGCTTCGTCTCTATCGCGACACCACATTGGTGCATACCAGTTCCGAGATCTCGAAGACCGTGGCCAACGGAGCGTCCGGAACGATCACCTGGGCAGATAGCGGAGCGGGCACCCCGTATCCGAGTGGACTGACCTGGGGGCAAACCTGGTACTACAGCATTCGCGGCAAAGATACGAACGACCAGTGGACCGACTGGAGCGCACAGCGTCAATTCAAAACGAACGCGCCTCCAGGCATTCCGGACGGGCTCTCGCCGGCGAATAGTCAGATCCTGACGAGTTACCCGCTGCTGACCTTCACCCTGATCGATCCCGACGATCTCCCGGCCGGAGACCTCGTCGGCAAGGTGCGGATCAAGAACAGTGGAGGCACGGTGCTTTACACGCGCACGGCCACCTACAACAGCGGCACTGGCCGATTTGAGTACCAGACGACTGGGACCGACCTGGCGACCTATGCGACGTTCCGCTGGGACGCCTATGGCTACGATGGCGCGCTCTATTCGGGCGCGAAAACCGTCGAGGCGAACGCGACCACGTCGGCCGAGGCGGTCTTCGTTTATGCCGACGGTCCGACCGTCACCGTCGCGGAGCCGGACGACGAAGACACCATCACCAGCTCAACGCCGACGATTGAATGGACCGGCGAGAATCAGAACCGATACCGGATCACGATCTACTACGCCGGCACAAACGACGTCGCGTACCTGCGCGGCTGGATCACCTCTCCATCAACGGATGAGTGGACCATCCCGGCAGGCTTCCTGCGCAACGGCACAGCATATGAACTCGAGGTAGAAGTCGAGGACTCGAATCCGCTGCAGGGTTCGAGCGGCCGCATTGCCTTCGATACCGATTACACCGATCCCGACGACCCGACCGGCGTTCAGGCGCTTCCGTATGCGCTCGGAACCGATCCGCTCCCCAGCGCGATTCTGGTGCAAGCGGATGCGGCTACGGGTGGAGATCTCTTCGTTGGGCGCTACATCTACCGGGATGATCTGACCGATCGGCCGCTGGTTGTGCTCCCTTCGGCGTCGGATACGGCCTTCATTGATCCGTTCCCGATCAGCGGCCGGCTGCACACCTACACCTGGCGGGATGTCTTCTTCACCGACGAATCCGAGTCGGAGATGATCGAAAGTCCAGGCGTCACCGTTTCGGCCGTTGTGGAACTCAGGGGAGCGGTGCTGGCGAGCGTCAACGATCCCGTCGGCCGTCGGTCGTATCTGACCTCGGTGCAGAGCCGGGACCGAACGCCGGTGCGTGATCGCGAACGTCTGCTGGGGTGGACTTCGAGCAAGCCGACTCGATACAAGGGCCTTGCGAATTACTGGGAGCTCGATCTGACGATCCGCGTGCTCGGTCACTCAGCGTTGACTGCGCTTGAGCAGGCAGCCGAGTTCGAAGAACTGCTGCTCGCCGACGAAACGATGTGCTATCGCGATGAGCGGAGCCGCAAATACTTCGTGACCTTTGACCGTGAATCGGTGAACGATGCGCGGGTAATGCGCGAAGACGCTACCTTCGGGCTGATCGAAGAAGAGCACTACGAGGGATACCGGGTGCTCGATCTCGATTACGAGGTGCTGGAATGAGCCGCACTATTTACGGCGAGCTGTACCGCACCGATATCAATGGCGTGATCCTTGAAGATCTGAGCAAGCAGGTGCTCGCCGGGAACGTCGAATACAGCGCCCAGCGCAGCGGCAGTACGCCGCTCCTGGGACGCTTCACCCTTAAGCGGGCCGATCTCCTCGAGCCGATGGTTTCGTTCGTGTCGCCGTTCCTGATTCTGGTCGAGGAGAACGGCGCGATCAGCCGCCGTCGCATGGGGATCTACCAGGCATCGATTCCGTCAGAGCGGCATATGCCGAACCGGGCCGAGCCAACGTATGAGCTGCGCGATCTGACGGCCCTTCTGGCCCGTGGATCGAATCAGGAGCCCTACGTCGTCAATTCGGGTACCAACATCGTGACAGCGCTTACCGCCATCGCGGCACTTGCTGGCATCACCCGCGTGGCGTTCCCGGCGAGCACGCGCACCACTGGCTACAGACGTACATTTCCGGCCGGCACTCCGTGGCTCGAGATCTTCAACAGGCTTTGCGAGGCCTTTGGCTGGTATCCCGCCTGGATGGGACTGGATGGCAGGCTCACGACTCGACCTCAGCAGCTGCTCAGCGATACGACTCCGATCACCACGCTCACCGAGGCGCAGCTGACGGGTGAATTGCAGGTGGTCCCGAACGATCCGGATCAGGTGGCAAACATCGTCATCGTTGTGCGGGATCGGGCCGATCAGCCGCCACTCGAGGCGAAACGGGTCAACGATGATCCGAGTTCGCCAACGTCGATCAGCCGCATTGGTCCGCGGGTGTTTGGGGGAGGTCCGTACGAAGCGAGCGATGCCGAGACACAGGATGACGTAGACGCCATCGCTGATCGGCTCTTCGAGCAAGCACGAAGCTACGAACGGGTGGTGACGGCGCGCGTGCATCCAGACGTGCGATTGCTCGGCATGTTCCGGACGCTTGATCTGAACATCAGAACGGACTCAGGAGCACATCTGCGAGGCAAATATTGGCTCAGGGATTGGTCAGCTGGATTCACTCCCCGTGAGGCTGCGATGACGTTCTCGCTCAATCGCCTGGTGCGCTTCGGAAGGGGTGAGGATCGATGATCGACCACATCCCTATTGCCGATGCGATTGAAAAAATCGTCGATGTTCGCCTTCGAGATCTCCGCATTCGGACGGCCGAAGTGAGCAGCGTCACGAGCGGCCTCGTGTCGGTCATTCGCCCAGGAAGCGTCGATCCCGAAGGCGGCATTGCAAAGCTCATTCCGAAATCGCCAGAACCAGGTGATCGAGTGGCGATCGCCATGGTGGGACGCACAGCACTCGTTCTCGGCGTGATCTCGACGATCGAGGAGGAAGAGGTTGATCTGGGAGCGCCACTCATCGGGCAACTCTTCATTCGAGGATCGGCGGCAAGTGCCGCTGACACGGGGACGAACAACAGCACCAGTGTCTACGCCAACGCTCGATCCGCGACCTTCAGCGATATCCCGGACGGCGTCTACGACATCCAGGTCGAATCTGGAGCGGCCTTCAGCCATTCCGGTAGCGGCAATCTCCACAGTCGCGTGACGGCCGGCGGCAATAACGGCACGGCGTTCTCGCTCTCACTGACCACAACTCGTGAGCAGATCCGCTATGTCTGGACGTTCTCGAACGTCACCGTCGTGGGCGGAATCACGGTCGTCCATGAGTACAAGCTCAATGGCGGATCCGGGACGATCAGCGCCCGTAATCCTTCGATGTCTGTCTCACTCACCTACAAGGGGGCCTAAATGTCTGACCTGCTGACTGCGCGTGATCTGTCGAAAGATAGTGGATTCATTGACCGGGTTGCCGTCGCGGCCGTCGAAGCGGCAATCAACATCACGTCCGAATCCCGCAAAACACCGAACCATCTCAACCGCGCAGCCCTCGCCCGAAAGGTGCTGATGAGTCCGCGGCGGTGGGGGGAACTGATGGCAATCGCGGTGGCCGTGAACGGCACGATCAACGCGAAGCACGCAAAGAGTGAAGAGATTCCCGACGGCGATATCCAGTTCGTGGTGGCCAGTCTCTGGGATGCCTACGCCGATTCAGGCGATGCAGAAGACGGCTTGGAGGAAGAGCCGCAAGCAATGAGCGCAGAAGCGCAGAAGGGGACCTGATGGGAGATCGAGCCGCATCTCAACGGGACTACGTGGTGCCAGCGATTGTAGGAGCCGTCGCCATTGTGGCGATTGTTGCCGGCACGCTCGTCGGTCTGACGATGGCGAAGCGAGATGACGCGCTGCTCCTGGTTGGAGCGCTCGGCACGATCGGAGTCACGCCGATCTTCGCGGTCCTGCTCCCGTTGATCAAGAGCGTCAATCGGGCTGCCGCGGCAAATCAGGCGACTGCTGAGGGAGTGGAGAGTATCAAGCACAGCCTTAACGGTGGCTTTGAGGATCGTGTCAAGCGAGCCGTTTCAGAAGCACTCGGCCCTTTGCGCCAGGAAGTTGGCGACCTGAGATACGAGATTGCGGCGATGAAGAACCGGCTCGCAGCAGGTGATCAGAAGTTCGATACACAAGCAGCGTATGTGGCTGAAGTGAGTCAGCAAGTCGCAGCGGTCAAGAAGCAAATCGAGCAACTCACGAACTGCGAAACCAAGCCGGAGGTGGAGGGGTGATGCCGCAGAACTACATCGATGAACTGGCACTGGACATCTTTCGAAGATCAGAAGGGGAAGGGACACCAGAGCCAGACGACCTGGTGCTCTATCGAATGTATGGGCTCCTCGCTCTCAGCAAGGGCACGGCCACTACCGCGAAGGATGTCCACGATGCCTGGTCAGCCTGGTGCGCGAAAGACCGACCTGAGCATCCATCGCTCGTTCCCTTTGATCAGTTGGCGCCGCATGTTCAGGCGATGGACGCGCCGTACGTCTGGGCGATTCACGACGCTTCGCGAGCGAGGGAGTAGGGTGATGGAAGGAACTTCTTACAGTGACTTGTCCCATGAAGAGAAGCTCTCCCGTCGGAAGGCGCAAAAGGAGCTTTCTCTCGAGCAGATGTATCCGTTCCTCAAGCAGGAGAAATCGATCCGGCGCAGCGTGGGTGTGATCGTCCGCGACAAGACGCAATCCAAGGCGATTCGCATCGTGGAGCTCGAACAAATCGCGTACGACATTGCGAAACAGGCCGACGATATCCGCGACGAACTCACGCCTGAAGAGCGCTGGGAATTGATCGAGGTCGCGAAGCCAGCGAGGGTGGGCCTGTGAGCACACCCATTCGCGGCCACGACGAGATCACCGCCGCCGATGCCCTGCAGAAGATCCGTAGCGCCTCGCCACGCGACGTTCGCCCGGCGGACACCGCTGACTATGTGCGTGAAGTCGTGGCGCTCTGTGGTGCATTCAACCTGAACTGCACAGTCCTGCTCGCCCAGGCGTGGCATGAGACCGGCGCATTCGGTCCTGACGGCCGCTGGCGTGAGCTCAATCCCGCTGGTCTCGGCATCACCAGCGCCACGGATCCGACCGGCTTCAAGCTCATCGATGGCACCGAGGCGGCGCAGCTGCACGTCTGGTCGATGCTCGTCGCGCTGCGTGAGTGGAATCAGGCAGAGCGGATCCTCCTTCCACCGGCAGCTGAGGGATGGAAGCGCCGCTGGTCCGCAAAGTACAGCGACCGGCTCTGTCCTCCCGTCAACAACGTCGAGGACCTCAACCGCATCTATAGCGGAGATCGCGCCACCTGGGCGGCTGATCCCGCCTATGCCTCCAAAGTCATTCGACAGATGGAAACACTCTTCGGAAAGGAACCCGTCGTGAGCGCCATTACCTTTGGTCGCGTCCCACATCCCGACTACCACCTTCGCCCGATCGCCAAACCGGCCGGCGTCGGCCAGGACAATCTCGGCAAGCGCTCGGTGAAGGGCGTTGTCTGGCACCGGATGCAAGGCAACTTGCTGGGAACGGACGTCTACTTCCGGATCCCGACCGTTGCCGCCCTGACCGATTACGGCATCGGCGTGAAGTCGATCGACGGCGCCGCACTCGATGGCGTGATCTATCGCTGGAATGATCCCTACGGCTATCAGTCGGGACATGCTTCAGGCCGCGTGATCGCGCCGTGGGGTGACGGCCTCAAGTTCGTGCAGAAGTACGGCATCAACGCGGTCAATCGCGACCAGGTCAGCATCGAGCTCAGCGGCAACTACGGAACGGCGCTGACCGACAAGGCCCGGGAAGCCGTTGTCGCGCTCACTGCTCACTTTGCTGACCAGTACGGCATCCCGTGGGATCAGTTCCCGATCGCTCCCCAGGACGGGTTTAGCTTCGTTCGCTGGCATCAGGAGTTCACCGGGCCACAGGAGAAGGAATGCCCGGGCTCGGTGGTAATGCGTGAGACCGAGGCGCTCTTTGAGCTCATCCGCGGCCGCATGAAGCAGTACCAGGAGCAACCGGCCGGGCACGGGCCCGAGACGCCGGACGGATCGATCTACGCCTCGCCGCTGACCTATCCATGGCTGGTGCGCGACGTGGCGGATGAGGGGATCGATCGGAAGATCCAGCAGACGAAGATCTACTACTTCCCGGGGGTCTACACCGCGATCGAGGAGACGCCGCGCAATCAGCACGCCGGCGCTGGCTCGCCGGTGATCGGACCCCCAATCGAGAAAGGGACGACGTTCCGGGCGGACTATGTCTTCCGGAGTGGCGGAGCCTCCTGGGTGCTGACTCCGTACGGCACTCGCGTTCGGGCGGCAGCGCTCGAACCCAAGATCCAGATCACCCGCACCGGCACGATCTCGGTGAGGCGCACGGCCGGCGCCAAACCGGAGATCGGCCGTCCGGCGAGTGGATAGCCCCGTGGAGCTCGCCACGGTACTTGGCGTGTTGTTTCTCGTGTTGTTCGCCGGCTCGATGACGTGGGCCGGCGGAAAGGACTAGGGTCGTGATTCCCCGTAAATACCTGCTGCGCTTCTGGTTCGCTGCCTCGCTCGCTTTCATGCTCACCTTCTGGTCGGTCACCGGGGTTAGCGCCCAGGACGTCGGCGCGGTGATGCCAGACACGAACGTTGGTCGCTGGTCGTTCCTGGTTGGTTTCTTCCTCCCACTCGCTGCCGCCGCAGTGATCAAGCAGCGGTGGTCATCCCAAGTGAAGGGTGGGGCGGTTTTCGTGCTCTCGGCGATCGCTGCAGCCGGCACCTCCTTCTTTGCCGGAGATCTCCAGGGCGGTGATTTCATCTCGGCAGCATTGATCATTCTGGTGATGGCCTCGATCACGTACCAGACGCTCTGGAAGCCGACCGGCATCGCGCCGGCGATCGAGGCGAGAACCGGCTAGCGATCCTTCTTTCTGCATTCTTGTAGCCATTCATGAGACATCGCACACCGGTCGGGCTAGTTCCCGTCGAGTGTGCGATGCTTTTATTGTCGCAATATGCAAATCATTCGACGCGAATTGGATGCCTAGATTGGGAGGACCAGATGAAACGATTCATCGCTTTGATCGTCAGCTTCTCACTGCTCTCGTCAATCATTCCTCAGACAGCGAGCGCAAGGCCACTTTCAGAATCCGAAGGAATCTACTTTGGTACTGCAACTTCGATGTTGACGGTGGCAATCACGAGCTTGTCCGATATTGTCATCCTCTATGAAAACCCAGAGCCGACTGAGGATGATTGGTGGTTCGAGCTGGCAGCTGAGTTTGGTACGTTGATTTCACTGTCTGAATCCGGTTTCGATAGCGCACCCCGGGTGTTCAGATCCTCGAACCAGCTCTTCAAACAACGGATAGCTGATATCGGCGACATCGGGCGGGAAGGGCTTGCGGCGGTCATCGCGAGAGACGAGGATGCCTTCGAAGATACGGTGAGATCGTTCCTGCTTTTGAACGACGATTTGCAGGAATTGACCGAATCGCTCCAAGAAGATTTGGCATGGATTCGAGAAGTCGACGCTGAGATGGATGTTCAAGATGAGTCAGATGCTCAAGGAGAAACAGCCTCGACACCAGGAAGACCCGAATCGAATAACAACCAATCGAACGATAGCCAACCGACAAGTTCAAGTAGCAATGGCCGAACCATCAAGGGGAAGGGTTCAACAGTCTCGGATTCATTTCGACTTTCTGCTGGCCGGTACAAAGTGACTGCGCGAGTCGAGGTCGACGGATTCGACGGCTTTGCGGTCTGGATTTACGGTGCCGGAGATTTCAAGGATTTACTGTTCAATGACGTTATTGACGAGTCAGGAACCTGGACATCTTCTCAAGTGTTCGAGACGGACGGGGGAGGTTCGTTCTATGTTGAAACAACCAACACCGATTCGTCGTGGACATTGACATTCGAGAAGATGTGACACACGAGCTAGAGGTGGACCTTCAAACGAATCTGTTGATCAGTCCCTGCTGAGTGGACCAACCCGGACCATCGAAATCCCGTCAGGCGAGCGAAGTGCCTTACCTTCACCCTCCTGACGGGAAATCGTTATCGCCGTTGCGAGTCGATTGGTACGAGGATTGGGAAGGCTCTCTTCCCGTACTGTTTGGCCCAAATCACTGTTCCATCTGGAAGCGTGATCCAGGGTCTGAAGATGTACATTTGGCCCTCTGGTGCTACGGGCCGAATTTCGTTGGCCATTTGCTTTGACTCCGTACGCGTTACTACCGACATCCGGAGGCACCACTTGCGGCGAACAGTCCGTCACATTATGATGACGGTGTTCCTAAATCAGAGTCCCCAAGGCGGGATTCCGGTCGGGCTTGCGGTCCTAACGCAAGCCCTTCGCCGTTAAGCGAATGCCTCATTTTTCAGAAAGCAACAGATTCCGTCGGCGGGCCCCGGATGCTTTGCATTGATAGATGCGCTGCTAGTTTCATTTGACCAATCCAAACAAGTACATGAGTCTCTTCGAGGCAGCTTGGATCGAGACTTGAAGCAACTCGGAGACTGCTTCTGGAGAATGGCCGTATTGGGAATGGATGGCTTGCATCGAGTTTCGATTCATTAGTACACAAGCAGCAAAGTAGTTGGCCTGCCACTCAGGATCGCAATAGGCAGGTAAGTCTGAGCGGCGCGCAAACGCCTCATACATCCCAGAATTGAGCGACCCAGGCATTTGGTCAGCGTGGATGACAACATGCCCTGCTTCGTGAGCTGCGGTAAAGCGGGCTCGAAACTTACCGTCTCGGAGCATCTCATATGTTCTCGGACTGAAGATGAGGTCAATTTGTCCTGGGTTTGAGATGGAGTCGGTGATCGCTTCTAGCGGAGCTGGAAGTTCGCCAACGCGGACAATCAATCCTGAACCGGGAGATGGCATATCGAACTCGACGATGTCCGCAATTGGCACGGGTTTTAGGACGGAGAGGCTCTCCGGATCGTAGGTTTGAAGAAAGCGCAACGCGGTGCGCTCAATGCTTTCTTTCGACATCCCGCTCACGATCGGGACACGCATTCCGCCCATTAGTCCCTTTCCTCCACAATCTTTGCAAGCGCCTCCGCCAGTTGGCTCTGTTGCTCTTCGGTCAGCGTGTCCCAAGACCTCGCCAATCGAGCCGCAACATCTTTTTTCAGTTCTGTCTGACCCTCGATGGGAAGCTCGACTACTTTCTTTCCGCGAAGCGCCAAAGTGGCAAACCCTTCGGGATCTAAGTCAAGAGCCTTTGCCCATTCCCGAGCGATATCAGGTGATGGCGGCATACGACGACCGGTTTCCATGTCGCTCAAGTAGATCACCGAGAGCTGAAGTTGCTCAGACAACGCTCGTAGCGAGAGTCGTTTTGCGATTCGGGCCTGACGTGCAGCCTCAGCGAATCCGAGCATCGACTTTTCCTTCCTCCTAGCTCAACAGCTGGACATTGCGTGTACGCGCTGCTGCGTACATGAGTACGATAGCATCCACTCGTTGGTTCTGCAAGGTCATCCAAGATGCGGTTTGTTGCAGTTTTCACTCGATTTGGGCGACCAGCCTGCCAAGTACCATTGCCGGATGAAAACGACTCAGACCATCCTCTCAGCCGAAACGATCACCATCGAGGAAGCGAACGCTCTCCTGACTGCGTACGCTGGCATTGGCGAGGCGCTCGCCGGCATCGCGGCGAAGATCGAGCGAACACATCGCGGCGTGGAGATCAAGCAGTTCTCCGCCGCCGAGATCTCCAAGCTCTGGTCCGGGAATCTCGCTAAGGTAATGGTCGGATTCGTGGCTTATTCAGCATCCGGCATGACTCAATTTGGCCGTACAACGCTCTGCATTGAGAAGCGAACAGGTCACCTGGTGACGGATTCCTGGTGATACGTCACGCTTGACATTGAGCAAATAGCAAGCGTGCTGCATTCATTCGATGCTCTTGTCAAGAAAGCGCCGGCGGAACATTCCGCCGGCGCTCTCCATTCGAGTCTATTCAACAAGACCCATCATTGTTTGAATCTGCTCTTCTGCTTAAGCCCTGATGGTAAGGCCCCGGAAGATGGAGAAGTCTTTCGAATTGATGACTCAATCACCGAGATAAGCTGCGCCGCGCTTGCCAGATAGGCAGCCTGCGCAGGCGTAGGATCAGAGTCACTCCATTTGCCACTTGACCAATCGCATCGATCAGCAATCGATTTGATCGACTCGTAGAGAGCATGGAGGGTTTCAACCTGGAGATCTTCGAAGCTTTGCCGAAGCTCATCTCCATTGGATTCTGTCACGGTTGTCTCCTTGTTTACGATATACGACGATCCTACGATGCCCGCCTGTCCGTTCAGATTCTGAGGCGATGTCGATTCATAAATGATTATGGCATCAAGGCCGGCAACATTCCGCCTCGACTGATCGCCAGGATATCAGGCACCAGCAACTCACCAACCGTCTTCCCGTTCGGCGTCATGATATCCGCCAGGAATTCCCGTTCGATCGTTGAGATCCCGTCATCGACCATCGCGAGTTTTGCTTTGATCGCGTTGGCCAGAGTGCGCCAACGCTGCCGGCATGCTTGCTCGAAGTCTTTCTCGATCGCAGATTCGGTGCGGCGTTTGCCCCGCGTATCGGTCTCGAACTGCGAGCGATCCGGCAGTGTCATGTTCATGACTACTCGTACGCCCCGGATCTCGAACGCGATCGCTACTCGCGGCATTTCATTGAAGTAGGCGAACGACGTCGCCCCGAATCGGCCAAGCGTGCGTTCGATCTCATCGCGCGATCGACTGACTGGGACGGTGGTGTTTGATGCGAATTCACCTGGCATCTGACGAGATCTCCTTGTTTGATCTATCCGAATAGCGCGAGTTGCCGTACGTCCGGTGTCGGCGCCAGAATCTCCCGCATCAGTTCATTGATCTTGAACACATAGCAGCACTCGATGCCATGCACACGGGTAACATGCACGATCGGGCCGGTGTGCGCTTTGTCATGAAACGCGCAGCGGACACCGCCAACGTGCGCGACCTCAACCAGGCTGGATCGACCGCTGTGGCTGCTGTGGATCTCGCTCGCTGACTGGCCTATCTCAACTTTCCAGCGGATGTGCTTAGCGGCCAACGCTCTGGCATCGGCTTCTGTGCAGGTGAAGCCCATCGCTCTCAGTCGAGATTCAACGCAGCGGTTGAGTGCCGGCCAATAGGACCTGGTGAACATCGAGTCCAGCTCGCGCTTGACCAGGGGGGCGCCCTACACTCATCGCCATTTGAGCCAGGAGGACTCCGGCCGCAAATGCCACCATCCCATCGTGGTTCGCGCATCGAGGGCATTCACACTTGATGTTGTTCCGGATGTTCTCGAGGATCGCCACCGTGGTGATGAGCGTGTCTTCGTGGTCTTTGCAGAGCGCCATCGCTGCCTGAAACTGCGCAACTTCCTCTGAGTGATCCTGGGCCTTCATCTCATCAACTCCTTGATTCTTCGCTTGCGTGCCGGGCGAGTTCCGTTGTGAACACCGCCACAGATCCGGCACTTGAACGGGCCGACGTGTGTCCCGGTCATGGTTCGCGCTCGCTTCACATGGCGGGATGCCTTCTTGGCCATATCCCACCGCTCGAAGCGCGGTTTTCGTTCGCACTTCTGGCGCTCGATCTGCTGCCAGGTGAGGGGAGGCGTGCTGTCCGGGACAGACCGGGACATGTCCCGGACAGCGTTCGTGGTCATCGCTCTGGCTCGATCTTCTCGAGGAAGTGTTCATGGAGGATAGAGACGCCATAGGTACCAACATTGAGCTCAGGCGTGTCCATCGCCACCAGGTAGACGCCGGGCGGATAAGCCGCTTCTTGGATGGTTCCTATCTGTCCAATCCATTTCGGCACAGGCATCGTGCAGCGCACGCGATCGCCGCGGGTGAATGTGGTCATGGCGCAGCCTCGCTTTCGGCGAGCGAGTCAATGTGTTCGATGATCTGGATCGCTACCGCCGCGACTTGAACAAGCTCAGTCCTTAGGTCTTGAAGCGGGTCGGCCGACGTCCCATCGCGCGGATCGTTGAACGTTGCGCGGAGTGCTTGTTGGCACGCCTCTCCGAATTCCTCGCCCAGGATGGCGATCCATATCCCGAGCGGGTGATTCTGAACGCCCCACTTCTCATGCTGACGTACGCGTTCCATGTGAACGTCTGCCATTGGCTTGATAGGTCTCATGGCGTCGCCTCTACCGGATACCCGGCCGCACGGGCGAACAGGGCGCGGAGGGCTTGTTCGGCATCATCCAACCGATCGCTCCACCGTTCTTCGAGAACGTAATTCCCGCAGGAAATCGCCTTTCGAAGTTCGGATGCACACTCACGATACCGTTCAATCGCCGCATCAAGCTCCGCCATCGTGGGCGGCGGATCGGCTGCACGGGCTGCGATGAGAATTTCGACCACGTCGTCTTTGAACTCAACCCACTGTTGCGTCCCGTCCTCAGCGATGAGCACAATATCGGCGGCGTCATCAATCCAGGATATGTTGCAGAGCTTCCGCGCCCCCGCCTCAATAGAAGCGGGTGATGGTTGGTAGCCCATCACTTCGCGCCCTTCTTCGTCGTGATCACCAGACGCTCGTCGGTCACCATCTCAACGCCAGGCACCTTGATGCCGCGGCGTTTGATCGCATCGCCGAGCGACTTCTTGTCGATCGTCTCGGTCAGGAAGAAGCGACCAGTTGCGTCCGACTTCGCCCACTCGATCAGCTGATCGCCGTCGTTCACGGCCATGCGGCTGATCAGATCGATCCGGGCGACGAGGTTGGTGGTGGTGCTTTCGGCGCTGGTGCAGCCATCGGCGATGAGGAGGGACTCGATATCGCTACGAAGACGCTTAATCTGGAACTCGGCGTCTTCCTGCCTCTCAAGCTCAATTGCAAGAAGCGCGAAGTTCTCTTCGAGCGTGAGGGTGTTGTCGGTGGTGTTGTCCCAACCCTGCGCTTCAATCTCAGCAAGCGTCTCAACCGGAACCATCAGTTCAGATTCGTCCCAGTTCGAGATGAACGGCTTCGTGACCGGGGACTCCGCCGGCGGCAGCTGCACAAACGTGCCGGCATCAATCGGACCGCCCTCGAGCGCCATCGCGTGCACCATCAGGCGCGTCGTCTCGGCGTCGGCACGTGCCCGGTGGCCACCAGGCGCAATGCCGAAGTGCGCCGCCGCCGCGTCGAGCTTGTGCCATTTGGGCTTGCCCCAATCGTTCATGGTGCCGTCGTAGTCGGAGTAGGCGAGCATGGCGCACATCCAGTTCGCCGGGATCTGAAAGAAGCGAGCCTCCTTCTGGTGCTCCTGGATGATCGGCTCGTCGTACCCGCAGTTGTAGATGACCACCGTTCGATCACTGAGGAGATCTACAACCTTGTCTGCGATGTCCACCCACGTCGGCGCATCGGCGACTATCTCGTCGGTGATGCCGTGAATAGCGGCTGCCTCAGTCGGGATCGGTCTGCCCGGATTGACGAGCGATTCGAAGAGGACCGTGCCAGTCTGATCGATGATGGCGATATCGCAGATCCGGTCGAACCGCGACTTGCCAGTGGTTTCCGTATCGAGATAGACAGCATTCGGATCGGACACGACATCTCGCGCCCAGGTGATCGCGCTAGGTCGGGTCATCGGTGCCTGTTTCTCCACGTTCATACTCCCTTCAAACGTTGCGGTTACGGGATGAATTCCGGTTTGTGTTCGACCAGCCAGGCGGCTGAGTCGCGGACCATATCAATCAATTGATCGATGTTTTCGGGTCCGAGCTCGAGTGCCTCGATGCGGAGGTGTTGTTGGTGGGAGCGCGCCTGAATCGATATTGACCCGGGTTCATCTGCGCGCACGATCTCGCGGTAGTGGCCGGTATGCGGCCGGCCGACCCACGAATAGGTGAACGTGCTTTCGAAGACGAGGACGCCTGGGATCGTCGGGTGGGGCACTCCCTTATTACTCATTGGCCATGCTCCGATCTCGCCTCGAGCGCGATCCACTGCCAGTAGCGATCCGTGATCTGGGCGGGGTCGTACAGGTGGAAGTGGGCGGGGTTCGCGAGGAAGCGTCGCAATTGCCGTGGGGTGATGGCCGTGACATAGCCGGCGTGACCTGCAGCGCGTTGCCTTCGGCTCCTGATGATCCCCTTTCGGATCCACCGCGCGACGGTTTCCTGAGCGCGACCGAGGATGCGCGCGACCTGTCGGCCGGTCATGACCTGGCGCTGCTCTCGGCGATTGGCGAGGTTGAAGCCCGCAATCATGTCGTCAATGACCGTAAGGCCTACGCCAAAGCGAATAGCGAGCTCGTTGCGGGTGAGCCCGGCTTCCCACGATTCGATGAAGTGGAACCGCGCCGGGATTGGCCAGATGTGGAAGAGCGGTTGCCCGTCACATCGGATGCGAGCGGGCACCGGGAACCGATAGGTGTTGGGATGAACCTTGATCGGGAAGGTCAGCTGAGGGGTCATCACAGGGCTACCGTTGTCGAGGTGGTTCGCAGTGGCCGCTCAAGCGCCCGGGCGAGGCGAGGGTGCGCCGGTGCCAGGCGAAGCGCACACGCGTAGCAAATGGCCTCCTCCTCGCTCCCGAACGGAAGCGATGGCGCGTAGACCTTGCAGGCGATGCAATAGCCGTCTTCGCCGCCGCCTGGTGCGCAGCGGCTAAGGGCTTCCTCGTAGGTGATCAAAGAGAGGAGGTTCACGAAGCACCCCCTTCCACCTTCGTGTAGAGCTTCCAGATCCCGTGCTTCGCGGTGAACGCAGCGATATCGAGCTCGTTGACCCGTCGATCGATGAAGTCCAGGACAGCATTGGTCTCGGAGAGGAAGCCCTGCTTGTGCAGCCCACGCACGATACGAACGATCGATGCCTTGAACGACGCCGCATCGAACCCAGGCATCTCGCCGCGTTCGATCTTGGCGATCGTGACGAGGTCCCGTTCGATTGCAGTGGTCAACCGTTTGACGATCGCGGCGGCTTTCTGCTCGGGCGTTTGCAGATCGCTGAGCCGTTGGCGGATGCGATTCTGGCCACGTTTCGCGAACGCCTTGAGATCCTCTTCGCGCTTCGCTTCCACGGCGAGCGCCTTCTGATTGCGCTTCGTCGGGAAGTTGGCGCCACCGGTGATAAACGAGGAAGCGGTGCGAGATCGAGCGCTCAGGACATCGTTGAGGCGGGTGAGGTAGCCGGTTGCGTAATCACTCACCGCCCGATGCAACTCCTCGAGTTGAGTGGCTGATTCGGCGTACGTCAGCGCAGTCACGGTAACGGCGAGGATGTGAGCGTGAAAGCCATCTCGCTCCCAGCGAGCCCGCTCTTCTGGCGTGTGACTCAGGTGGGAGTAGGTCCGCAGGGCGAGTTCGTCATTGAAGGGAGGGATGCTGGCGAGGATCTCGGCGGTGATCGCCTCGGCAGTTGGGGAGGTGGTAATGGTCAT